TTACGCTTCCGGCGGCAGCCGGGGAAATTCGTGCACGCACGGCTCGTCTTTGAGCTTTTCGCGCAGCGTGTCGAGGATCGCGCCCTGCGGTCCAGGCAGTGTAGAGAGCATGCGCTGCAGTTGGTCAGCGTACAGTGCCAGGGCGCGCAGCCGCTTCACCTCCCACAGTAAAGCACGCACGTCGGCGGACCCAGGATTGCGCTCCTGAATTTCGACCAGTGTTTCTCTCGTCAATGGCGGCTTGAGTCCCATACTTCACCAGTACTGTGCATTTATACAGTATAGCAGCGCACGGTATGCTTCCTGCATGTTCGCGCACGGCAACACGTGACACCTACGTTTGGCAGTCGTAATCTTTCTCCATCATGAGGATGCGAGGGGTGCCCACATGGATACGATGCTCGACCTGTACCAGGTTATCGCGGAGCGGGAGACTGGGTTTTGGATTACGTTGCCAAAGCCTACTGGTCAGACTGTATCCCGAGAGGAATGGCTGCGTCTCAACCAGGCCGACCCTGATCATTGCCAGATCATCGCCTTCGCCCCGGATGCGGAGCTCCCACTCCAGTCCATGGCGGATGATGTGGTTGTCGAACAGGCCCTTGCGGTGACCTGGTCGGATGAGACGCTTCATTAGCGCTCGACACCGTGCCGCGCCCGCTCTTTCTCACTGCCAGCGCTTACGCGCGCTACAGGTCGTCGCTGGCACTGGACCGATTTATCTTCGCCGAGGATGACGAAACACGCCGTCTTGCAATAAGATGGGCGCGCGCATGGGCTGCATACGCGCGTATTTCTGTTTCGCGTTTCATTATCCACTACAAGGGCGAATGAAATGGCCGAACACTTTTCACACTCAACTCCCTCGCTTGACGCCAAGGACTACGCGCGCCGCCGAATGTCGCGCGCGCAGGAAAGGTGGTACTCCGTCGAGACGAAAGCGGAACGACACAAGGCCGGCCGATGGGCAGTTGCCTGGGGCGTACTGGCGGAACTTTATCCACACATAGCTAGACCTCCTCGCTTTAGAAAGCTGTCCACTGCGCGATAGCTATCGGGTGCATCCAGCGATGACTACCTCAAGCTTCAACGCGTAGCCCTCCCAGGCAGCACTGTCGATCAGCGCAGCCTGCGCGGCCGCCTTGTTGCCCGGGTAGGCACCAGCGCCGAAGGTCTGGACCGGGCGCGCCGGCACCTCGCCGACACAGCCGACCGTGACCGGTACCGGGATTTTCTGCGGCTCGGCCGCGCAGCCCGCCAACAGCAGGAACAGGATCAGCGCCCTCACCGCCAGCCCTCCCAGGCCTCGCGCATCACGCCGTCGCAGTCCGGCGCCTGGCTGGCGGCGACGGCGGCGCCTCGATCCTTTGTCCGCGCGATGGCGGAGGCGGCGAACTTCTCAGCCACCTGGCGGCGCTCGTCGGCGGCGCGCTTCTCGGCGCCCAGCTTGTCGACCGCGACGCTTTGCTCGACCAGCAGCTTCTCGACGGCGACGCGCTTGTCCTTCTCGCTGGCCAGCGCGCGCTGGTTCGCGGTATCAAGCCGCCAGCCGTTGATGACGGCGCCGGCCGTCGCGGCCCCGGCGAGGGCCAGGGAAAGCACGGCGGCGCCAGCGGTCAGCCGGAACTTTGTCAGGGTGACGTCGATCATGACAATCCTTTCAGACACAGTTCGCGCTCGGCCTGGCGCCGGCGCGTCAGCCCGCGCACTTCCTCGATCACCTTGCGCATCACAACCCTGCCGTACAGATCCTTGACCGGCTTGCCATCCTCCCCTAGGACTGGTCGCATGACGGTGATCTTGTTCCACGCGAGCAGCGCATTGCAGGCGCCGACGATGTCGCCAGCATTGGCACGGCGCGCCATGCTCGAGCCGCAGAAGGCCGACACGCCGATGTTGTAGGCCACGTCGACGAAGGCCACCTTCTGGCCGTTCGTCAAGCGATCCATGGGCACGCAACGAGCAATGCCGGCGGCGTGCCGTTCCAGGTCGCGGTCGAGCTGGGCGCGACACTGGTCCGGCGTGTACGTCTTGCCCCACATCGCATTCTCGGTGGCGCCGGTGCAATAGGTCAGCACGCCGCCCAGGTCGCGGTAGGTGGTCAGCTCGGTGCCTTCGAAGTCCGGCGTGAAGACCAGCAGCGCGGTGGCCGCCGCTGCGCCGACGATGCTCGCCAGGCCACCCGGCCCGATACGACCGCTCACAGCTTCACCCCGAGGGCAGCGAGCCGCGCTTTTGCTTCGCGCTCAGCCAGGTCGGCCAGGTGCGCCTGCTGGTCAGCCAGGCGCTGCTCGCGCGCGTTCTTCTGTTGCGTGTACCAGACGTTCAGCAGCAGGGTCAGCAACGCGGTCAGGATGCCGGCGATCACGCCCCATTGCGTGAGGGTGACGGCGCTGCCGATGGAGACGATGCCGCCGGCGTAGCTGGTCGCATCAAGTGGAGTTACTTTCATGTGTGCCTTTTTGTTGGGCGTAAAAAAAGCCGCATCGCGCGGCCTGGATGGCGTGCACGCCGATCAGGCGCGCATCAGTTGGGATTTCGGGTAGTCGGCCATGTGCAGGTCGATGGGGCGGACGCGCTTCATCACGGCCGGGTCGAAGATGCGCAGGCCGCCGGCCAGCAGAATTGCGAAGGTCAGATCCGAGCACCACCACTTGCTGTCGTCGGTCCAATCCTCCGAGTAGGTCAGCGGAATACCGACGGCGCCGGCGAAGTCGTAGCCCTTCCCCATCTGGGCCTCGGCGAAGGCCAGCGCAGCGTCGATATCGGGCACCACCACCGGCATGTCCCGATAGATGACGATGCCCCTCATCAGCTGGTCGACCGCACCGGCGCGGCAACCGTGCGTCATCGACGCTTCGTAAGCGCGCTCGCCAATGACCGTGATCGAGTGGCTGAACTGGCGCGAGCCGGCGGCGACGCCGACCGCCAGGCTGATCGGGTTATACGGCCAGCGACTGGTGAGCCGGACCGTGACAATACCGGGGCGTTTCGGTTGTTCCATCAGATCTCCTCGATTTCAAGGGTGGTTGCGTAGGCGCCCAGGAATTGGTACGCGATGTCAGAATCTTTCGTGCGCCGGCCATAGATCGTGAAGTCCCGCTCGAGCGCCAGGTCGGCGTCCTCAGGAAATACCGACAGCAGGACCGGGTATGCTCGGCTGTTGCGCACCATGTCGAGGAAGCGGGCGCGGTCCGCCTCCGGCATTGCGCGCAGGTCGACAGGAACCTTGCGGCTGATCGTTCCCGGGTCGGCCAACTGGTCGCCGGCGGCGCTGCGCGAGATCTCCGTGCGGTCAATCACCGAAACCGACGTCGCCGAGGCGTTGTACTTTGGGGACCAGGTCGCCCCCACTACCAGACACGCCGCCTCGACGTAGCCCTGCAGGTTGTTCGTATCGACGATGTCGATCACCAACTTGAAGGCGTTGACCTGGCTGAACCAGCGCCGGGCACAGGCCCCGCCTCCGTACGCGTACGCGCTCGCAGCCTGAGCCGCGGTGAACCCCAGGGGGCGCAGCGCCGGCGCCGGGCAGGCCAACCCAGCGCCGCTGTCGTACAGGACCGTCGTGCCATTGCTAGCGTAGGCGCGCACGCGCATCGTCGCCGTCGGCGACAGGTTGCAGAACGGGAGCGCGACGCAGCCGATCGGTTCAGCGGCCACCCAGGTCAGCGTGTAGGTGACGCTCGTGCCGGTGGCGCGGTGCACATTGGACTTCGTATCCCTGGCCAGGTTGGCGGCGGCGAGCCCGCCAGCGGTGGTGGAGGCGACAAGCGTCGCCGCGCGGCTGACGGCGTTGTCGCTGACGATTCTCAGGTTTGGCATGTTATTCCGTGGTGGTGGTGTTCATCTGCAGGGCGAGGGATTCCATGTGGGCCTGCACGCCGGCCACGATGGCGCCGATGGCCGCGACCTCGGTCTCGTGGCGCACGTCCTCTTTGGCGGCAAGCCGGGCGTCGCGGATGTCGAACAGCAGCCCGTACCAGCGGTCGGCTGTAGCCAAGATGTCGTCGGCCGCATCCCGGTCCGTCCATCCTTGGCGGTGCTTGGCACGCGTCCAGCCGGTGACTCCCCGCCCGGCCTCGCCGGTATATCCGGCAGCGCGGTACTCGCGCGCGTGCTGCTCTGCGAGCTTGTACTCCTCGGCCTGGGTCATCTTGCTGATGACGGCCAAGCGCAGGTCCTCACATGCAGAGTCGATGGTCTCGATAGCTTGCGATTGAGCCTCCGCGAGCGTGGCGGTTTCGCGCCATTCGATGAGGCCGTCGACCCAGTACGCCGCCTCGGTATCGCGGCGTCCATTCCGAGTAAAAATGCCGTTGAATGCCACCATGGTTTCGTCGGAACGAGAGGAGAAGACAGGTTCCGTTGGGCCATTGTCGGGATTATCAATCCAACCTGAACCTGCAATCAGGCCGTCGGCTCGAACAAAAAGGACGTGTTGTTGACTCATCAGGCTCTCCACTTACGCTGCAGTACCGTAACCGACGGTTGCGCGAATGCTTTTATAAATAACAACGTTGGATGCATCGGTCACGATCAGCGAAACGTTGACCATGACCGTGATGTTCTGTCCGCGACATTTAAATGTGCAGCTTGACGCAGCCGGGTCGCTAACCATGAGTGCATCACCGTCAACGATGTTGCAAGACCACTGATATTTCAGGTCGCCCGAGGCTCCGGAGATACTGGCAAACACAGTGAACTGTTCGTAATTGAACGTGTTCGTTCGATTGCGCTGATTTACAAATGACAAACTAACGCTGAGCGACGTTTGCGTCTTTGGATTGATCAGAATAGTGCTGTCCAGGGTGAGCTGCCCGTCTGCATGGGAGAACCCCGGCATGAACATTTCGCCAGAACTTCGGATGTCGATGTACTTGTTGCTGTTGTAGTTGCCAAAGATCGCACCGAGGAAGGAAATAGCAAACCCGCCTTTTGCCGGGTCGGTAGGCCAGCCCCAGCCGGTATAGTCGCCGCCGTACAGCGTATCGAGCACCTGCAATTTGCCTAGAGTGCCGAATGCCGCCGTCAGCCGCCCCGCGAACGTCGGGTCGCCTGAAATGGGAATGACGACTTTGACTTGGCCGTTCTGGACGCAATACAGGCCGTCGGGGGCCAGGTAGACACCGTTCGTCGGCGTGCCGGCGAGAAGTGAGCCGCCCGTTGCCAGCGTGACCGTGGCGGCAAGTTGTGAGGCATTGGTTCTGCTCAGCTTGTCGAGTAGCCCCGAGGTAGCGGCGTCGGCAGCCGACTTTGCATCGGCCGCTTTCGTGAACGAGGCCGCGTTCGTGGCGTTAAGCAGCGCTTGCTTGGCGACGTAGTACTCCTGAAAACGGGTACGGAAAGTCGCGCCGTCGATGGCGGTATCTACGTTCACGTTGCTAAAGCCTGCGATGCTGCTACCGAGGTAGTTTTCGAGAAGCGAGTACTTCGACGCGTACGTGGCCGAGCTTACCCCGGACGCATTGGCTTTCGCCACCAGATCGGCACGTTCGGTCTTGATGACCTCCCACTCGCGAATGACTGACGACTTCTCGGCGCCCTTGGTGATCATATTGTCGCTGGCGATGTTCGACAGCGTGTTCATGGTCTGCTGCGTGTTGTAAACCGCCTCTTCCGGGCTGGGCGACCACGGAGAGAACACGGTCTGCGCAGGCAGCGCTTCACCCATGTACCACTGCGAGCAGAACATGTAGGAGCTGACACCACCGGTCGTCCAAAGGCGGCACGCCAGCACGACTTTGGAAATGTTCAGACCACTCGGCACCGTAAAGAACACCCCGGACCGGAAGAACGTCGAGGTGGTCTTGCTGCTGGACACAGCTTCGTTCATCGTTCCAAGCACCTGCGAGCCGACTTGCGTCCCTGCAGCGTTGTAGTACGTCACTACCAGCTGCGCGTTGCAGCGGTGCGCGCTAACCGCCACACTGGCTTCGTAGCGCCGCGCGGCTACGACGAGAACGGCGGTGTCGACGTCGTTGTATTTGATGTCGAGCCAGTCGCCCACGGTGTTAGTGTTCGGAATGTTGACATAAACAACGCCCTTCCCATTTGGCGACCAGCTGCTGTGGCCACCGCTCTCCTCACCCACGTAGATGAGCGGGTAGGTGCCGACCAGAGTTGATTTCTGCGCCGTGGCGTACCCAACAGCGCTCGAGGGTAGCGTGTTTCTGGGCAGGAGGTTTCTGCTACCGATGCCGACTTTCAGGTTCGACTCGTCGGCCCCCTTGGTGGCGTCACGATCACCAGTGAAGCCCAGGTCGTCGAGCGTGGCAGCGCCGGCGCGGCCAATACTGACCCAGTCCACCTCGAAGACGTCTGTGGTCGTGGTGCTGCCGAGGTCAAGGCGAATCTTGATGATCTGGTGCGTGATCCAGTCGTTGCCGCCAGTGCTGCCGAGGTCCGTCATGTCCCATTCGACGACGACCCACTCGTTGAGCTTGGTTGGGTCCGGGGCTACGGTTTTCAAATACGACCCGGAGGCACCGTGCGAACCAGTGCCGGTGGTATGGTAGAACAACTGGCCCTGCCAGCTCGTCCCCGCGAGGCGCCTAATACGCGCTCGCACCTTATTATAGATCGCACCGTTAATAGAAATCGCGGGCGAGTTGAACATCGCATCGCCGTTGGAGGCGAGCGTGAGACTGTCGGCGTTCTTCGTGGTATTGATGTTGACGCCCTGCCAGCCGTCATCACTGTTCCGAAACTCCCACTGTATCGTCGCCGTATAATCAGCGTCAGCGTTCCTCGTTCCCGGGGCTTCGAAGCCAGGCTGCAGGCCGCCGACCGTAAGGATCGGCGTGCCGTCCTTGGCACGGACCTCGACCGTGCCAACCTTCAGCTTTGACCCGTTGATGTCGCCTTCGACGAACAGATCGCCGCTTAAGTACGCGCCTGGCACATTCCACGCGGCGCCGTCCCAGCGCTTCATGTATGTAACCGTGCCGTTACTGATCGTGACCTGGTCGTTGACGACCGGTCCGCCCGGGCAGGCTGCCTGGGCAACCACATCCGACCAGGCCGAACCCACCACGTAGTGCTGACCGGCGCCGCGGGCGCCGGTGACGCTGGCGCCTGCTTTGCTCTTGGCCACGAAGAAGCGTTTCGTGACCGGAGATGCTCCCGCTTTACTGGCGGTGATGTCGACGTAGGACGAATCCACGCCCGCCGCCATGCCCGTAAGCGTCACGGTGCTCCCGCTGGACGTGTAGCTCAGGCGGTTCGAGGCCGAGGCAGGCGAGAAGGCGTAAATCCAGTTCGCGCTGTCGTCGGTTACACCCCTGTACATGACCATCGTGCACACGGCGCTGCTGAAGCTCGAGACCACGCCGCTCGAATTCGCGGGCAGCGTGACGGTCTCGTTTGTGAGCAGCCCGACAACGCCGTCGGCGCCGGGCTGGCCGTCCTGCCCTTCCCTGACCTTGTAGATCGTGACCCGATCCTTCTGGCCGTCGAGCGTGACCTCGACCGTCACCTGGTCGGTCGCCATGTTCGCGAACGTCAGCACCTTCTGAGCCGAGCTCGAGCCGGCGGTCAACGTGGCGGTGCCAACAGGGATCGTGAAGCTGGGCGTGCCGGCCGTGTTCTGGCCCGTGGCCGTCAGCGTGATGCTCGCCGGCGAGTTCGCGCCTGCCTTGCTGATCTTGAACACCTGCTCCGAAGGAGTCAGCTTGACCGTCTTCGCGCTGCTGCCAGGCGCACCATCCTGGATGGTGGCCAGAACGACGCTCTTGGCGAAGCGCTCGCCGCTACTCATGATGCTGGCGGAGACGATTGCCGTGCTGCCCTGCATGTTCGCGTAGGTGACCGTAACCTCGCGGTCGGTGACGTTGGTGAGGGTCGCGCCTTGGACCGACCAGGACACGGCGCCCTCCAGGCCGACCAGGGTGGCCGACACCGTGATCGACGCGACGTCGGCGGCGCCGGCGGCGTTTACATGAAAACCCGGAGCGCTCTGCTGCAGGAGGATGTCCGCGTTCTTCGGATTGACGATCCGCGTGGCAGCCGCCTGCAGGATGGCGTCACGGTCGTTCAGCACTGCGCTCATACGAGAAACCCTACGTTGACGCGCCCGGTGTCCCAGTCGGGCGCGAGTGAAATAACGATGCCCGAGACGCCGGCGGCCATGCCGAAGCGCGGGCTGAAGACGGTCACTGCCTGGCCCAGCTCGAGCTGCAGCAGTTCGGGCACGCCGTCGAACTCGTACGTCGTGCGCGGCACCTTCCACAGGTCGAGGCGGCGCTGCGCTTCCGCATCCGCGTCGGCCCGGGTGAGCAGCATCGTGTCGACCTGGACCGGCTCGGCGTTCAGGCGATAGGTCGCCAGCGTCGCCGCGTCGGTCTTCGTGGTGGTGAGCCACTCATCAGCGAAGAGCGACTTGTGCACCTCGGGCACGTTGGCCAGCGTGCCCGCGTCCTGCACCGTCCAGTTCTTGGCGAAGCCGAGCTTCACGGCGCCGACGACGTCGGTGCGGCCGGTGGGCTGCAGGGTGCCGTCGACCATGTGCTCCGGCCTGATCGCGAACGGGGCGCCAGTGCCAGGCAGGGCGAGCTGGATCAGCCGCAGCTTGCCCAGGCGCGACATCACCAGCTGCGCCCCGACGCTACCGAGCAACATCTGACAGGCGGTCAGCACGTTCAGGCGCTCGGTCGCGTACAGCCCCATCGGCTGGGGGTGCGCGGCGTCGAACGCGGCGATATTGTCCAGGTCGAGATCCGCATCGGTGAAGCGATCGGCCGCCTTGCCGTAGGCGGTGGCCATCCGCTTGACCATCATGGCCGCGGTGTCGCAGTAGCCTGCGCCGTTGTCGCCCTTCACGGACAGCGTGACAGCGCCGGCGGGCATCGATTCGAGCGTCACCGTGCCGGCCAGCGGATTGGATGTCATCCCCACCGGCGCAGCGTTGTCGCGAGCCTCGTTGCCGATCACGCCCTCCGCCGCGGCGCAGTGGTAGCGATACGTCAGCGTGGCCTGATCGACTAGGAGCGGCGTGATGTTCGACACCTGGCCGATGGCGAACGGAATCAGTGCGTCCTTCTGTTCGGTCTCTCCGCCCAGCTTCGCCTCGGTGAGCGCGGTATTCAGGCGCTGCAGCTTGTCGCGCAGCTTCAGGAGCAGCTTGCTCCTGCCGCTCGGCGCGATGTCGGCCACGATGCCGTTGAAGATCATCCGGAACTCGGAGCGTGGCCAGCGGATGTCGCCGATGTACGCCCGGATCTCACGGTTCTTCCACACGTATCCGGCGCCGGCCCAGGCATCGCGCACGCCGGCTGTGTTGTCGATCTCGAGCTCGCCGGCCGACAGTGCGCCATCGCCTTCCAGGGACAGCCGCTCGGTGAACAGCGTGCCCACGGTGGCGATGGCCTGATAGGTGGTATTCGCCGGCGTGTCCGCCGGCGACGTGGTGAGCGGCCTGGTCGCCATGTAGACCATGGTTTCCGTCCCGCCCACCTGCGCCATCACCTCGATGAGGACGCAACGATAGGCGGACTGGCTTTTCAGCCAGTCCGTGAACTGAATATCAGTCATGCAGGAAGAACCCTATATTCAGTGCTCGACACCGACTTGACGGTGCTTGCGATCTTGTTCGAAGACGCTTCCGCAGAACCCTGCAGCGCGCGGATGATGTCACCCGTTTGTTGCTGCTGCTCCGCCCTGAGCCTCGCGTTATCCGAGCTCAATGCCTTCACTGCACCCAGCAGGGCGTCGGTTGTCGACTGCCGCGTTGGTGCTGCGATGATCGGGCCAGGAGCAACTGGAGCATAGCCAGTCAGCGGCGCCGTGTTCTTACCCATGGCCGCGTTGAGCTGTTGAATGGCCTCGTGTACCGACAGCACGGATTTGTTCACCTCGATCAGGCCCGAGACCGAATCGGTAAGCGCCGCCAGCTGCGCCTGGCCGATGTCCACCTGCTGCTCGGCCCACTTCGCTGCCTCCGTCGTCGCCGCCTGGGCGTATTCGAAATCGCGGGTGTAGTCGGCGCCGCTGGCGTATACCTCACGCGACGCTTCCAGGAATGCCGTGTAGGCGTCCTGGTAGCGCCCCTGCGCTGCCTCGTCGCCGCTACGCGCTGCCGCCAGCACGGCCTCGTACTGCGATCTGGCCTCGGCGTACTTCTGCGCCGGCGACAGGGGCGACAGATTGCCCAGCAGGGAGTTGGCATTCAGGTTGCGGAGAGTGGTGGCGAAAGAACCCATGCGGGAATTCGCTGCCTTCAGCGCGTCAGCCTCTGCATGGTAGGCGTCGGTTAGCGCGGTGCGGTACGACGTCAGGTCAACAGTTGCGTCAACTGTTGCAGGATGCACTGCAGCGAAAGCATCGGCCAAGTTCATCATGGCGGCATACTGTGCGGCGCCAGCTTCCGTGCTCAGGTCAAGTCCGGTAACGACTTGCTTAAACTGATCGCGGGTTGTGATCCCGGCTAGGCCCAGCTTACCCATCTCGACGGCCAGCGCATCGGCGACAGGCTTCAACTGCTCGGCTTCCGTCAGGAAGTTTTGGGCATAGGATGCCGTCTTCTGGGTCAGCACATCGACCCCGCCGAACAGCTCCACAAGTCGCTCACGCGCCGTGACCGACTGCAGACCCACCTGCCCAAATTGTTTCCCGATGGACGTCAGCGCGGCCTCGACGCCGGCATAGTTCGTAGCGATGCGCTGCAGCGTTGTGGCGGCACTTTCGCCGGTCTTACCGAGGGACGCTATCGTTGGAACCAGGCGCCGGGACAGCTCGTCGCCGACCTCCCCGAACATCTTGGCGATGGCCTCCTGGTTCTTCGCCTCATCGTCAGTGAGCTGCAGCTTGATCGCCTTGCTGTAGCCATTGATGACCGAAGTCTCCAAGCCCATGGCTTCGCCGAAGCCCTTGACTGCCAGGATCATCCCCTGGACAGTGGCATCAAAGCCGGCGTCTTGCTCACCGTTGAGCGCCACGGTCTTGGTCGACCACTTGTCGCTGCGGAACCAGCCGCCCTTTTCTACGATGTTGGCATAGTTTTCCCCAGTGAATCCCGAGCTGTTGATCGTGCCCTGCAGGCCGTGCTCGCGAATCTCAGGCGCCTTTCGGCCGAACAAGCGCGCAAACGTCGCCTGACCAGAGAAGATATTGGCCGCCGTATTGCTCAGCCCAATCCCACGCAAGGCATTGTCGAACAAGCGGATGCCCCCACCCAGCTGGAGCGGGTCTTTGACAGTCCCGTTATGCGTGTCCCAGCCCTGTTTGTACAGCGAGTTAGACAGGGCCATACCGGCCGCGATCCAGCCTGCGATCGGCACAGCATATGCGCCCGCGCTCGCGCCTGCGCCAGCACTCGCACCAACCGCCGCGCCGTTCGTCGCACCGGCAACGCCGCTTGAGAGCTCGCCGATGACGGCCGCAGCACCAGGCGTGCTCATCCCGGTACCAAAAGCTGTAGCTGCCGTCGACCCGAACATACTGCCGAACTGGGTGATGTACCCCCCCATCGTACCGGCCAAGCCGGACGAGAAGCCTTGATAGATCGTCTTACCCGCGCTCAGCAGATTTGATACATTGCCGAGCCCCCCGCCGGCATTACCGAACAGGCTTGCCACTTGAGGCAACCCGCCTTGGCCGCTCACCTGGCCGCTGATATTGATAATCCAACGCTTCACCGTCATCTGGTACAGCAGATCCAGCAAGCCGTTCTTCAGCGTGTCCTTCAAGCGATCAAATGCCGACTTACCGCTGTCGAAGATGCTGACGAAGGTGTCGTGAGCGGTGCGCTCTATGGATTCCCAAACTTGTCGCTGCGCGTGCAGCTCCTCCATATTTCCCATTGCGTCTACTGTCCGCTTCTTCGCGGTGATCAGTTTTTCAAGGGCTTCGATTTCGTCCAAGGTAAGGCCGAGCGAACTGCGCTGCGCAAGCTGGTCTTCAAGCCGCGCCAACTGCTGCCGCTCAATCTCCACTGTGGACAATCCAAAAGTACGAGCGAGCTCTTCCTGCTGGGTCGCCTCAAGCTCCGCCGCCTTCGTCATTTCGCCCAACAGATCCCCAGTGTAAGAAAGCGCCTTCAGATATTTTTCATCGAAGTCGGCCAGCTCCTTGCGCGCCTTGACCTCTGCCTCAAGCGCCGCCTTCATCCTGGGCTGCTTCGCCAGCAGGTCAGCCTGCGCCGCGGTAAGTTGCTCCAGACTCAAAGCGCCTTTCGCATACGCCTTGCTGAGCGCCTGCCAGTCGTCGGCGAACGAACCGGACAGACCAGAAAGCTCGGCCATCAGCTTTGCCTCGGCCGCACGCTCCTTATTCGCCGCGGCCAATTGCTTGGCTATCTCTGCCGCACTTTGCCCGATACCCGTCGACTTACGTATAATCCCGCCCATGGTCTCGACCATCTCATTGCCGCCGTCGGTCCAGACGTTGACGACGTCATCCCAGGCGCCGACCCATCCGTTCTTGATATCGGTCGCGACATCGACCGCCACGCCGGACGTGGCCATAGCGGTCTTCTTCATGGAATCCCAGGCGCCAGTAAAGTCGCCACCAGCCACCTTCGACAGCACATCGATCGCACCGGTTAGATTTGTGGTAATCATGGCTGCAAAGCCACCGATCACCTTCCCTACGGTCGAGAACATCTGCACCGTATAGGCGCCACCGGTGTACAGCAGCTTGAACACACCCGCGATCATCTGACCAACGGTCTTGAGGCGGTCCCCCTCGGTCATCGCGGTCAAAAACGAGCCTGCCAGGCTGTTGAGGGTAGGCAGCAGTTCGGCAGCGATCCCGCGGGCCATCCCTTGCCCCCCCAGCATCAGCAAGTCGAGCGTGTCGTTGAACTGGCCGGCCTGCTCCACGGCCTCCTTGCTGAACGTCAGGCCCAGCTTTGCCGCCATCTCGTCCAGCTCGCGCAAGCCCTGCGATCCGCCGTTCAGCATGGGCAGCATGTCGGCACCAGTCTTTCCGAACAGTTCCATCGCCAGGGCGGTCTTCTTCGCGCCGTCGTCGATCCCGGCAAAGCTGTCGGCGACCGCGTACAGCATTTCCTTGTTGCTCTTGAATGAACCATCCAGATTCTTAGAGCTAATGCCCAGCTTTTCGAGCGCCGAGCTACCGTTGACCATCGCCTGCGACAGCTTGTTCTGGGTGCTGGCCAGGGCCTCGGCCTCCATCCCGCCCATCTGATAGGCGAGTTCGAGGCCAGCAAGATCTTCGATGGCAACACCGGTTTTCTGCGACAAGTCGCTTGCCGCGTCCGTCGCGTCGATAGCGCCCTTGATCCACGTGCCGAAGACGGCCACGCTGGCCAGCGCACCGACGACTGCGCCGAGCGTACCGGCCACAGCGCTGATCCTGCTGCCCAGGCCGCCCATTACATCGCCAACGCTTTCGATCTCACGACGCGCCTCGGTCGTGCCGTTCACGTCGACGCGTATCTCTGCTCGCGATCCGCCTACCAATGCCATTGAATTACCCGTTCTACGTATTCCGGCGACTCGCCCACTCTTCCAGCGCCGCTCGCTCCATGAGCATCACGAGCTTGAAGGCCCTGTTCCTGTCCCGGCGAGGAATTTCACCGCGCACCAGGCACACATCCACACCTGCGTAATTGAGACCGATCGGCCCTGCAGGCCCAACGGTCCACTGCGTCTGCACTTCCATCCATAGCAGGAAGACCTGCTCGTTTTCCGGCCAGAGCCAGAACTCCTCGTCGGCGAGCGTCAAGCCGCCCTCAACGTAGAGACCCAGCATGGCCAGTGCATTCTCGATTTCCGACTCTGCCGGCGCCGTGGCTTCGCCGAGCAGTTCGTCGAGGTTCAGGTCGCCGCGCGCCAGGAGACGCGCGGCTTGCATCAGTTTTTTGCGATAGCGCCAACGTTGTTGAGGTAGGCCTGGGAACACACCGATGCCATGCCAGGATTTGCCAGCACCTCGGCCAGGTTCTCGTCGGTAAATGCGAGCTGCTCGCCGCGCTCATCCTGGACGCCGTCCCAGCCGGTGGCGATACGCTGCACGAACGCGGTGACCGGTTCGTCCTTGTCCTTCAAGGCGGCCGTGATCTGTTCCTGGGTAAGGCGAATGCAGTGCAGGTTGAAGTCGAACGGAACCGGCTTGCCGTCCTCGCCACGGATCGTGCCCTTGACAGGGACGGGAATCTTGTCGCGCTTTACGAGCTTGAATGCCATTTTTTTCTTTCTTGGAAAGGTGAATTACAGGGAAATAATCTTCCACTCGTCGTTGCCGGCGGCCGTGGGTACATAGCGCAGATCGAAGCCGATCAGGCGCTTGCCGTTGCGTTCGACCTTGCTCGGGTTGATCATCTGCACGTTCGGCGCGAACACGATGATCTTGTTGCCGCTGGAAGTGCCGATCGTGAAGGCCACGCTCGTCGCGACGTTACCGACCACGTTAGCCATCAGCGCGACTTCTTGGGCGGCGTCCAGCTGCAGCTCGGTTTTGCCGGCCGAGTCGCGGTCGGTGACGTCCACGGTTTCGCTTCCCAGCAAGGCATCGAAGTTCACGACGTTGCCGAAGTTCAGCTCCAGGCCAGTGCTCGAGTAAAGAACGCCGCCGGTCAGTGCTCCTGCGTTATAGGTCGCACCCAAGGTCACGTCGATGACGTTCGCCTTGGTCATCGGGACTGGCTTCTTCCAGGCGGTGTAGGTAGTGCCCGACGGATTCCCGGTGACGATGCCGCCGTTCACGCCAACCCATTCGAACTGCAACTTCGGGATTTCGCCCACGCGCGCCGACAGCGTGCAGTTGCCCATGCTGTCGAGCAGCTTGTGCAGGACGCCGTCGTCGTAGTAATACTGGGTCAGCGCCTTGAGGCCGGTCGACACCGGGCTGTATTCGACTCGAGCAGGAGTCGTCAGCAGGCCCTCGCCAGCGGCGCAGCCTTGCAGCAGCACACCCCAGGCCGGCGGCGTCGCGGCGGCGCCGGAACCGGCGAGCTCGACCGAATAGCTCAGCTTCACGCTGGCCGGACCAACCAGTTGCTCGCTGCCGCCGAAGGACCCGCGGATCACGTCGCGCGAGATGTTCTGGGCGTCCAGCGGCGTGATCGAGACATCCTTGATCAGGATCGCATTGGCGGCGCCAGTCGGCAGTGCATCGACCCCGGCAGAGGCCTGGGCCTTGGCCGTAACGACGGAGTTCTTGACGTAACGTGGCATGCTTACTCCTGGGTTACCGGTTCGGTTGGGGGGATCAGTTCGGCGCGCTCGTTAGCGGAAGCTGGATCGTGCGGGATCCACTGCCAGGCCGCCTCATCGAAGCGCCAGGAACCGCCGCCGGGAAGCGCCGGGATAATGCGCTGCGCAGCTTCGCCGGCAGCTTCGGTATTCATGTCGGTCATATTCAGTTGAGGTTGGAGTTGTTGGTTCGATGGTCGGCGACGTAGGTGATACGCACCCAGCCGGTTTTTGTTCCTTGCGTCGTGTTGTCCGCCTCGATGCCCACGGCGACGAGGTCGCCGATGAGGCCGCCCAGCGTCGGGTCCTGCGCCAAGCGCCCGTACACCGCTTCGAGTAGCGGATCGACCGCAACGTCGCCGGTCTCCGCCAAGCCACGCGCAAAGCATTCGACGCTGATGGTCGAGTTCCAGTCGACCGGCGCGCCGGCGATGCCTGCCCGGTCGGCGATTGCACGCTCGAACTGCACGTTGATGGCACGGGCCGCTTGCTCTGGCACCATGCCGACATCGCCGCGCGCGCGGTAGATAACGTCGCAGACCGCCGGCGCTTCTGACAGCTTGGCGATCACGGCGCTGACGATGGACGCGAACGCGGTGCTCATTGCGTCCGTCCGAGGGTCAGCACCGTCAGGCCGGTCCCATCAGGGCTCGGAGCGATGATGGTGTAGGGAACGCCGTTGACCAGGATCTCCTGGCCAACGGGATCCTCTGGCAGGGCCGCGCTGGCGACCTTGACGGTCGGGCTCACGTCCGCCATTCCCATGCCCAGCTGCGCGACGGCCGCCGGGTTATCGAAGATGCCGCGAATGGTCGTCCCGGCGACGACCACCTGGGCATTGGCCAGGTGGCGCAGCACGGCGCTGTTCACGGTGGCTTCTAGGGCAGCGAAGTTCATGGGCCGCTTAGCGAATGACGCCGTCCAGCAGGACGCGCGCGGTGTTGTCCGCTGCCGTCTTGGCTGCAGCGAAGGCGCCCACCAGGGTGTTGCTGGTTGCAGTCGCGGTGATCCGCTTCGCCGTGTTGTCCCAATACGCTTTCGCGCCCTGGGTTGCGGTATCGCTACCAAGGGCCGTGAGGTCGAACACACCCTCCCGGGCGATCTCGACTGGCGCACCCTGCAGCGCATCGCCGGCGGCCACGCCGAACAGCGTCCCGACCAGGACACCCTGGCCGCTGAGGACCAGAGCGGGAGCGATAACGCTGATGACGTTACCGGCTTGGACTTTGTTACGCATGTGATTTCCTTGTTCAGTTCGTTGACGGAAAGGCGCTTATGCGCCGGCGCCCTTTTGCAGGCCGCGGAAGTCAATGGCCGCAGCCGCGAAGTCCAGGCGGCACTTCCAGGTGACGCCGTCGATCTCGAAGCCGGCCTGGCTTTCGATGACCGGGCCTTCGGCGCCGTCCAGGTAGCAGAACTCGACGGTGTCCACCTGGCTGTTGTTGCTAGCCAGGTACCAGGCCGTCTCGCTTGCCTCGTCGAGGATCGGCTCAACGATCGGCTCGACTGCGGTGCGGCCACCGGCGCGGAACTCGTTCACGTCGGCCTGCTTGGCCGGCACGTAGTTCGCGCTGGTCAGCTGGTAGGCATCCTGCTCGAGCTCGGACGGGACGATCAGGAAGTTCGGCGCCAAGTTCAGCGACTCGTTCTGCAGACCCTTCTGCTTGCGCATTGCCTTGCGGGCGGCCTTTAGGGCCGACAACTGCAGCGCCGACTCGGCGCCGGTCGCGAGGTTCCCGTGGGCCGCGTGGAAGAGCGCCTTGCTGTCGCCCATGGTCGGGTTGCCGGTCAGCTGGCTGTACACCAGGCGGTTCTCGAGGCGGCTGGAGCTTGCGCCGAATGCGCTGACCAGACGCTCGAATGCACGCAGGTCGTCGTTGATGATGGCCTGGCGGGTCAGCGAGATCATGCGGCCGTAGGTCACCAGCGAATAGCTCATGCCTGCGTCCTTCATCGTGCCGTACTGGAACTCGCCATGCTCGTTCGTGCGCAACAGCTCGGGCGCACCCGACATCTGGACGATGTTGATGTTCTTGAAGTCCGGCGCATTCGGCGCCCGGCGCGCCCATTGGGTGTAGGTGCCCTGGGCTTCTTCGTAGGCGCCGCGCATGCGCTTGTTTGCCACGTTGGAGAAGATCGCTGCGAAGTCGCTGGTGCCATGCATGCCCGAACGGTAATGCAGGATCTCGGTCGCCAGACGCATCTTGTCCATGCCGCGGGTCTGCACACCGCGCGCTTCCAGGAAGTCGCGGCCGATCTCCAGCAGGCTCATGCCGCGGAACTGGCGGCCGTTGTCGGTCAGCGGGGCGCCGGCGTAGACGCGGTGCATCATCGCTTCTTCGATGCCGGTCATGCGAGTCTGGAACTCATCGCCGAGCGTCTGGACGCGGGTGTTGTTGTGGCCACCGGCCGCGGCGTCGCTGCGGGCCAGCTCTTCCAGCACCGCTTGGCGCGCTTGGTCGACCGAGTTGCCGCCGCGGATCAGACCGGCGGCCAGCTGGCCGACACCATGGCGGGTGCACATCTCGGTGATCTCGGCTGCACGAGCTGCCGCTTCGGTAGCGGCGCGGGTGGTGGCGTCGTCGCCTGCCGGCGGGTTTGCCGGCGCAGCGGCGGCCGGTGCGGGTGCTGGTGCAGCCGGCGCGCCGGAACGGTTGTTTTCGGTGGGCGCGGCGTTCGATGCGCCCGACTGGGGAGTTGGCATAGGATCTTCCTGTGAAGTTGGAACGGAGGACAGGGCGGGCGCCCGGGTGGTGAATTCGCAGTGCACGCCGTTGGCCGGCTGGCTGCGGGTGCTGGCGTCGGCGTCCGCAGGGACGGTGACGAAGCTGATCTCGTAGGGCTGCCAGCTGACCGCGCGGTACAGCGGCATGTTCACGCCGTCGGTGCGATCGATGGCGCGGGTGATCTCGTACTTGGTGACGTTGTAGCCGAAGCTGATCGAGCGGATGATGCCGGCTTTGATGTCGGCGACGATGCCGGCCATCTCGGCGCGCGTGGACAGGCGCAGCGTCGCGCGCCCTTCCCCGTTCGCGATGCTGCCACGGATGGCGATGCCAATGATGGAGGCGACACCGCCGTAGACCCGGTGGCCGTCGAGCACCTGGACAGTGCCGGCCTCGAAGCGCGACATGTCGACAGCTTCAGGCGTGACCGCCAGTTCCTCCTCGTAGGCGGTCTCGGTCCACCAATCGTAGCGCCGCACACGCGACCCGGTCGTCCAAACGACCTCGACGGTGTTGTCGGCTTCATTGAAGGTGGAAGGAACCAGCGTCGCCTCGCGCGTTACCGAAGGCATCGTGCGCGGATCGCTGGCGGAGCGGCTTTGATTTTGCGGAGTGGTCGGCGTCGTCATATCCGCAATTGTGCGGATTGCACTGTCTCAATTCTCGGAAAACTGAGACAACTTTTCCGACAGTCAACCAGGTCGTTTTTTGAAGTGAATGGTGCGGGAATCCTTGCTTCCGTCAGCGCATTGGAAATAGAAAGTAAGAGAGTTTTCAACATCCTCTCCGGCGGCCAGCCCGTCGACCCAGGCACATACCACTGTCCCGTCGATGAATGCCTCCCCGTCCATTGTGACGCCCCGGGGATCCCCCCTTACCGTTTGCAGGGTGGTGCCAGCCAGCGTCAGCCACGCAGCCAGATTGATCCCGTACAGAAGGCGCGCACCTGGCGTCTTGAAGATGGTGATCTTCCCGTCTACAACAAAATAGGTCTCAATACGCATAAAGGAATGTTCTTTCAGGTCAGGGTCAGCAGGCGGCGCTCGGCCGGGACGTCGTACGTGCGCGCCTCGCCGGAGGAGTCATACACCCTGCACTCCCCCGGGTCGATGTAGATACAGGCCTTGCCAGCCAAGAAGAGCATGCCTATGCTCGCGAGATTTGCCTGCGCCCCCCCGCCGCCGGCCAGCCGCAGCACTTGGCCAATCGCGCCAGTGCCACCGATATTTTCCTGCTGGCCCGATGTACTGTCCAGGGAATCGGGCCCTGGCCGAGCGTCGACCGTGATGATGTCGGCGCCGGCTTCGTTCGTCTGCGTGCCGGCCGCGCCCACCAAGCTTTGCATCTGGCGGATACTGCCGACGGCGGCGATATTGCTCAGGGTGCCGGCCGCCCCAGCGACGTTTTGCACCTGCTCGATGTTGCTGGCTCCGGCCCAGCTCGCCGCCTCGCCTGCTGCGCCGGAGACGCTCTGCACTTGGCCGATGTTACCTGTGCCGCCCTGATTTGCCACCACGCCGGTAGTGCCAGCCACGCTCTGGCTCTGACCAATGCCGCCGGTGCCGCCGATGTTGTGCTGTTCACCGTCAGTGCCAACCAAGTTCAACGGTGCCGATACCGAAGCACCGCCGACCAGCGCCGGCCGCGCGCGCGTCAGCTGGCGGCGCCCTTCGCTGATTGCCGCCGCTTCGGCCGGCAACAGCACCCGGTCCCACACATGCACGCATTCGATCAGGCCATCCCAGCCGCGTACACCGTCTGCACGGTTGCCGATCGACAGCGCAGCCGCAGGGGCGTCGCTCAATGCGCCGGTTACGACGACATCGAACAGCACCTGCACGCCGTTGACCCAGGCGTTGATGGTCGCCGTGCTGCCGACCTGCGCATGGGTGACCAGCGCACCGAACGTTTCACCGACGGCCGCTGTCAGGTGCGTGTCGGGAATGGCCGTGATGCGCTCGCTGCTGCCGGCATAGAAGCTGTAGGCCAACCTGGCATTGCTGCCGTACCAGTACAGCATCTGGCCGGTGCCGCCGCTGGTCTTGTCGAACAAGCGGCCCAGGCCGCTGCCGCCGCTGCCGTTGCGCCGGGCGCGCACGAAGTAGCTGCGACCACTGGCGGGGAAAGCGCCCGACAGGGCGGTGGTGATGCGGTCCGTCGTGCCGCCCCCCAGCCCGGCGCCGAAGCCGGCCGCCAGCACGCCGGCCGATGGCACGGCTTTGGTGCCGACGACCGTTGGCAAGCGCCGCGCCACCGCATCATAGCCGCGGTTGACGCCGGCCTGCACGGAGAGGACCAGGCCGTGCGCAAGCGGGTCGTTCCATTCGACCGGCGCGACATGTTGCGGCTGCTCCCGCGCACGTTGTGGCAGGATCATGGCGCCCATCGGTTACACCGCCAGCTTGTCAGTGCGCGGGTTGGCTTTCAGGGTCCAGCCGGCGGACAGCTGCTGGCCCGTAGCGCTGTTGAACACGTAATACTCCGCCTTGCGCGGGAGGCCGAAGGCTTCCAGCAGCAGCACCTGCTCGCTGATGACGTTGTTGACGGCGAAGGTGCCGATGAAGCGCGACGGGCGGGTTGCCTCGGGCACGTCGGTGCTTTTCGTACCGTCGATGTCGAGCGGGCGCGCATACAATGCCAGTACGGCGCTCTCGAACGGGGCGACGGCGAAGGTGCCGGTCAGGACGAAATCTGCGTCCGGAAAACCGCCGCCGTCGACCTCGACTGAATAGCTCGCGTCGTCGGCCTGCACGACGGCGCCGTTGGCGATCGCCGCACCATTCGATTCCAGTACTTTCGGGGCGTTGCCCCAGACCGTGATGCGTTCGCCGCTCATAGGGTCATCCTTCCTTCCGCTGCGTTCAGTGCGCGCGAGACAGTATCGAACGGGATCGGGTCGGGCACTACGCCCACTGCCAGCACCTTCTCAATGTCGGCCGCGTACTCGGGCAGCTTCGGTTTCAGCCGCGCGAGCTGTTCGCGCCCTTCGGGAATGTTCAGGTCGAGCACGCCGCGCCGGACCGGATCAAGGCCCCAATACACGTTGCGGTCCGTGGCGCCGAGTTCTTCGACGGCATCAAGGAAGGGGCCTCCGCGGTCGCCCAGCACGGCCATGATGGTGCCCGAGCCGATCTGCGTTGGGCCGTGGCGGGTACGCCCGGTCGACAGCAGTGCGGCGATGGCGATGTCGTTGCGAATCGCCACCAGCGGCGCCAAGGCGTCCAGTTCCGATGTCACCAGGACGCGCCCGGCAACACTGGTCAGCGCATTGATCTGTGCGTCATTCATGTTCAGACCGGGTACTTGCTGGTGTACGGCAGGGCAGGGAAGTTGATGCCGTTGCCAGAAGTGACGGCCATATCGGTGGTTTCGTCGGTCACGTACAGCACGCGGTTGTCCGCCGTCAGGAATGCGAAATGCAGGTCATTATTCGGGTCGGTGGTGCGCGCCGCTATAGTGGCGGTGGCGTTCGCCTGCTTGGCCGGGCTGGTGAGGCGGCGATCGTCGCCCACGCTATCGAGCGTGAATTCGGCTGTGGTGGTAGCGATCTGTGCCAGGATGCGCGCGACGACGGTGGCGTAGCTGTCACCCTTTGCATAGTTGCTGATAAGCGCGATACGGTTCACGTTGGCCTTCATGTGGGCCAGGCCGTTGTCCAGCAGGTCGGGGTGTGCGTGTTTGATGCCCATGCGTTATTCCTTGTTTGGTTGAAGTTCGGTCGGCTGCGTCGGCAAGTTCCCGCGCTGCAGGAAGAGCATCGTGTCGAGAATGCCCAGCGCTTTCAGTTTGTCGAAGTCGGACTTCCATTCCGCGAACACGACCTCGGGGTCGTAGCCGCGCTGGCGGAGCTTCTCGCTGATCGTCGACAGGCCGGCGCCGATCTCGGCCTGGTCCGCCTTCACATCCTGTTCGGGGTTGACGTAGTCCCATTTCGGCGGACTGAAGTCGACCGCCATGTCGCGCCCGCGCACCTTGCCGGCCAGATATGCGGCCTCGACGAACGCCTCATGCAACGGCACCAGCAGCTTCGGGATCAGCACCAGCCATTGCATCTGCTGGACAGCCCGACGGAAGTCGAGCAGGCGCACGCGCGCGCTGCTGAAGTTCACGCCGGTCATGTCCCCGGTCACCATCTCGTATGGCACCCCTAGGCCAGTGGCGATGATGTGCATCTGGTACTTCACATACTCGACGTAGCCCGGCGCCGCCTTCGGCTCGACAACGGTGAAATTCATCCCGGCCGGCATGCCAACGATGCCGCCGCCACCCAGCTCGCCAAGATCGCGCACGCCGCCGCCCTGCTCGGCTGCGCCACCAAGCGATGCCGGGTTTTCCATACCGGCCATGTCGCCGCTGGCCAGCACGCTCAGGCGCGTCTCCAGGTTCTTGCGCGCCAGCTCAGCGTCCTCGTACAGCTGCAGGTCGCGCACGCGAGCGATGACGGGGGCAAAGCGGCTGAAGCCGCGGCCCTGGCCTGGGCGCTCGGGGTTGTACAGGTGGCGGATGAACTGGGCGGAGACGCGCGTGCTTTGCGTCTTGCGACCGCGAACTGTGTTCGCATCACCCGGGTGCTGGTCCCATAGGTAATAGGCGGCCACCGCTCCCAGCGCGTCGTACTCGATGCCGTTGATGATCGGGTTGCCGCCGTTCGTCCCGGTACGGGTGTCGTCGAGCCAGTCGATCTCTAGCAGCTGCAGCTGCAGCGGTACCGGCAGACCATCCGTCGGGCGGCGCGGGCGCAGGCGCACCAGCACCTCGCCGTCCTGCTCCATCGCGACGTACGCGGCCTTCATCATGCCGTAGTAGTCGTAGCGGCCGTCGGCATCGCAGACCTTGCTCCAGGCCGCGAACAGCTTGTTGATCGCATCCTTTTCCTGGCCGGTCGCGCGCGGCACGATGCCCGTGCCCACGGTGGCGGAGGCAAGGCCATCGAGGGCGGCACGGCAATAGGGAACGTTCTGCACCAAGGCACGCGCCTTGACGCGCAACGTCCTGGCGTCGGCCTGGTGGTCGGCGTTCGCGCTCGCGCCGGCACGCCGTGGGCGCCAAGTATCGCGCGGACTCGCGGCCTCGTACGCACGCTCCAGCTGCTTGCGAGCGAAGTGCCGCGCAATGCCGGCGTGCGGGTTGACCCAGCCCACAAACCGGTCGATCAGGTTCGGCATCAGTCGCCCCTTGAGGTGGTGAAGCCGAAGCGGAAGACGCGCGGCCCCGCGGTGCGGCCGGCAGCGTTCACCACCTGGGCGACGTGGTGGCGCGCCTGGATCAGCGCCGCCGTGGACTGGTAGGAGACTTTGCGCCCGTCGAATTCCACCGACAGGGTGCCGGAGGCGATTGCGGCGTCGAGCGCGTCGAGGTCAGATTGAGTGAGGGCCATGCCGCCAAGGGTAGCGGCCGGGCTGTCTCACTTCTCGGAAAACTGAGATTATTTCTTTTCGCCATCTTGCTTGATGATGCGATACACCGTCGCGCGCCCGATGCCCAAGCGCCGCGCCACCTCGGCGGCATTGCGCCCGTTGAACGCGCTCAACACTTCCTTGGCCAGCTGCTCGCGGGCCGCCTGCGAGCGCCGGGGGATGTAGATCTCGATTCCGCTGAACTCCCTCCGCACTTCTTTCTTCAGTTCGGCCGCGCGCTGGGCGAAGTCCGGGAACTCCGCCTGGATGAACGCAAAGATGGCGTCGACCAGGTCGGGATTGCCGAGGACCTCATCCGCTACCACTGCCGGCCTACCGGCCGGCGCGGCATGCTGGGGGTCGACGTGGGTTTCGTGGGTGGCGTCCATGGTTCGGGTCTCGGTTGTTCTGCTGTGGTAGGTGCTGGCGTTGCCGCTGGTGTTGGCGCCGGGATGTTTTCGCCGGCCGGCGCCGGCGGCTGCTCGAACAGGTCGGGCGTGTCGGGATCGACGAAGTCCCGCACCTGCTTCCACTGGGCTGTCGTTTTCTTGTGCAGGCCAAGGTACTGCGCGCAGGCGACGCCGTAGACCATCAGGTCGCCGGCCTCGTTGCGGTCAGCCTTTTTCTTTTCCCAGACGCGCACCTTGCGTCCACGCTTAAAAACGGTGACACAGTACTCGGCGGTCAGCTGCTCGTAGTATTCCTTCGGCAGGTCGCTCGGGAAGTGGATGGCGCCAGGCCCGCTGGGCAGGTGGTAGCGCGCCGAGAGGTAGTCCTTCGCCGTGTCGGTACCGATCATCCAGAGCTTGACGCCATGCGGCATTGTTTTGCCCTGCCAGTTCACGTCGACCAGCGACGGCTTCGTGCCAAGGATCGGCTTGTTCGGGGTCGAGTGGCCCTTGATGGCGTAGACGTGGCGATGCTGGCGGGTGCGCGTGAAGTTGTACACATCGTGCGTGTTGGCGCCGCCCGAGTCGATGAACGCCGCGGCGATCGACAGCATGCGCCCGCCGGCGTGGCGGTAGCGTCCGAGCAGCAGCTGGTCGAGCTGATCCTGGGTGGCCTGGTCCGACGGCGAGCCGGAGATCACTTGGTAGTCGACGATCCAGGCTTCCATTCCCTCGCCCCAGGCCATGACCTTCAGCTCGAAGCGGTCCGGCTGGGTGTCGACGGTCGCGGTCAGCACCAGGCCGCCCTTCGGCACCGTGCCCGTTTTGTATGCCTCGGCGCGTGCCTGCAGCTCGCCCGCTTTGGTCTGCTCTTTCTTGCGCTCCCAGCAACGCGCCAGGCGCGTGTTGTAGAAGGTGATCATCAGCTCGTCGCTACCCTCTTCCAGCTTGGCGCGAGCAGCGCGGTACTCGCGCAGCAGCGCGATCCAGGGAAGCCAGCCGTATGGGGCGAACATGGCGTTGATCGTGAAGCTGACCGTTTCACCATCACCAGGCACGCCGTCCGACCAGAGACCGCGCGCGAACATGCGGTTCTTGTCGGTCTCGGTCATGTAGGCGCCGCAGTCGATGCACGGGTAGATGGCCTGGCCCGCGTCATCCTGCTGCAGGCGTTCAAACACCAGCGGCTGCGCATGGCCGCAGTGCACGCACTCGGCCAGCGCCTCCTGTTGCGTTCCCTGCAGGTAGAGGTTCTCGATGATCGACTGGCCGGTCACGGTCGGCGAGCTGGGGAAGTAGCTCTTGCGGTTGCGCTCGAACGTCGTCTGGCGCGCCTTGGCCAGCGCGACCGGGTCGCCCTCGCCATTGACGTTCGCCTCGGCGCGGTCGACCTCGTCGAACAGCACTCGGCGCGCCGGGATCTCGGAGAGGTTGGCCGCGGCGCCGGCGGTGACGATGTGCAGAGAGCCGCCGATGTATTCCTTGGTGTCGAGCGTATTGACGGAATCCCGGGCGCGCGGTACCGCCACCCGCTCGCGCACTTCCGGCACGGCGGCGATCGTCTTGCTCACGCGCGCGCTGGTACGCTTGGCCAGCTTACCGGTCGGCAGGATCCACAGGAAGTTCGCAGGCGACTGGTGTACGGTCGAGCAGAACCAGTTCAGGCCGACCTGGGTCTTGAGCATCTGCGACGCGCCCATTAGCGCGACGGTCTTGCACCAGTGTGAATCGGACAGCGCCTCCATCACCGCGCGCGCGTGCGGCGTGCGGCTGGTGCGGTACTTTCCCGCCTCGTTCGCGCCGGACTCCTTTGGGATGATCATGTAGCGATCGGCCCAGGCGTCGACGGTCATGTTCGGGTCGGGCATCAGGCCGCGCGCGAACGCGGGCCGGACGACGGATGAGGCAGGCGCCAGGCTGATCATGCGCCCTCGTCCTCGAGCTGGACGTCCAGCTTCTCGCCGAACGTGTGCGCCATGCTCTCGAGCAGAATGCGGTGCTCGCGCTCGATCACGGCCTCGCACTCGTCGGCAGTGGTCAGCGGCGCCACGTCGGCGGCGATGCGGCGTGCGCAATTCATCAGGCCGTCGCGCAGCGCCCGCGCCACTTCGAACACCGTCGAGTCGACGTCTCTCTTGACCAGGTACAGGCCGGCCAGCTCCGCCAGCTTGATCTCGGCGGTCGCCGCCTCCGCCGCCTCCCGCCGCGCGCGACTCGTATCGTACCCAGGAACCTTTGCCGAAGGTTCCACACCTCCTGCACCTCCCGCACCCGCCGGGGTCGAGGGCTGCGCCCCATTTGCCAAGGTGTCAGGGCGGTTGCCGTTCGCGCGCTGGCGGGTGTTCTTGCGATACAGGTGCGTCGCGTAGTCCGGATCGAGCTTGCCGTCGGCGACCGGAATCTCGCAGCGCTTCACCGCGTCGTACGCGGACTGGCGGGAAACCCCCAGCGTCGCGGCCCACTCGGCAATGGTTGTCAGGTTCGGCATGTGTTTCGGTACGTTGTCAGGATGTTTGTCAGGAAATGTTTTTGGGTTCCGCTAGTGCGATGACGGGGCCTGAATTACCCTTGGTCAACCCACCCTCGGAAGAACCTAGACCGGGGGGGAGGTCGACTAGGCCCCGGGATTGCCCGCGGACTGCGGCCCCGCGGCGATGGCCCGCGCCATCTCGGCCGCGAAATGCTCGGGGAACCGGCGGTTCACCGTCTCCGTGGCCACCTCGAAGAAGCGCAAGCGCGTCGGGTACTGGGTCTGAGCCACGAAGATCAGCACCGGGCGGATGGCCGAACCCTGAGCGAACATGCGCTTCAGGTAGACCCCTGGGAGCAGGCCACGATTACCCTTCGGCAGAGCAAAGTAGGTGACGCCCTGGCGAGCAATCGTACGGTTCGACCTGGTGCTGCCGCTGGCGCGCGACTCATGGCCGCCGCTGCCTTGGACCTTCAGCTGGGACAGGATCTGCCTGATCTGTCCACGCTTCATGTTGCCGTTGCCGTCCAGCTCGGCGCCGACAGCAGGCACCGCATACCAGCCCTGCTGCATCAGGCCGGCACGCTGCAGGATGCGCTCCAGTCCCTTGTGGCCACGCCCGCCGCTGTACACGTGCGGCAGCAGGAACCGATCGGCCGGTACGCCCTTGCCGAACGGGTTGTCTTTGACCCACAGGCGCGCCTCCAGCTTGGCCTTCGTCGCCGTCTTCACGAACGTGCCGTTGAGCGCGTAGTTCGTCGGGCGATCCAGGCTGGCGCGCATCTCGTCCTTGAAGGCCGACTGTGCATCCTTGATCGAACGAGTGAGCGCCACGGCCGCGACATACGGGCCCTGGCGGCCCAGCTCGCTCATCCGGGCGCCGACGTCGGCGAAGTTCGAACTGACATTGATTCTCATCTTTTCCTCTTCAATGCCGGGTTTTCCGGCTTCTCGTTCAACCCTGCACGTCTGTAACCCGCATGGATACTGATTCTTAGCAGGGTGTGTACACTTGCAGGGTTGTTTTTAATATGGCTGCAAAAAACAAGCTCAGCAGTACAACTACAACTGTTCGCACATACGTGCGCGAAACCCGGAAAACCCTGCATACCCTGCTGAAACCTACTATCCATGCGGCTTTCAGACGTGCAGGGTTTACGTACAACCCTGCTCAACCCTGCAATGCTCGGTCCGCACGAACGTCACCCAGCTTCCTGAACTTGGCGATCTGCTCTTCCAACCCGTCCGGGTAGTCCGGGTTGTCGACGACGAACACCATCCTCGATTTCTTGTGCTTGCTTTCGACGGCCACCGCCTTCTTGGCCTTGTGCTCGCGTCCACCCATCAAGCCAGCGAACTTGCACAGCGTGAGGGGTTTCTCCCCGCTCTTGTCGCACCAGCGCTTGTAGATGATGTAGAGGTCTTCGGACAGGCAGGAGCAGTACGGCGCATCCAGGTACCCATCCTTCCAGGCGCGATGGAAGCTCATCCAGCCGGCCAGGCCGAACTCGATCACCCGCTCCTTGGCCAATGTCATCGGCGGTTTCGTGTGCTCGTTGAAGTCGTCCAGGGGCAGATTGAGCAGGAAGTCGTAGAACGCCTCGATCCCGCCCTGGGCGATGGCCTGCTGCACGGCCGCATAGAAGGCCGGGTCCTGTTTGCGCCGGACCTCGATCACCATGAAGCGTCGGTCCTCCAGCTCGATCGGGATCGGTTGCGGCTCGTTCGACAGGAACACCGAATTCATGTGGTTGCGCTCGTCGCGTTCCGGCAGGTTCTTCTGGTTGATGCTCATCGACTTGCCGGTGATCATGTACTTCAGCGTGCCGTTGTGGCTGTACTTGTCGTCGCGAGACAGCACCTCTTCGAACAGTACGAACAGCTTGCGGCTGCGCCAGGCCGTGAAGGACGAGTCCAGCTGGTGTTGGCTGGCCACGGTCCCGTAGTCGCCGTAAATTGGCAGCATCACGTCCTGGAAGAAGAGTGACTTGCCGGTGCCCTGCTTCTCACCGAACATGAGCAGCGCGGTCTGCATCTTGGCGCCGGGGTGCTGGAGGGGATAGGCGAGCCAGCGCAGGATCCACTCCACGCACTCGGCAGCCCGGTCTTCGGCGTCGCACAGCGACGCAAGGAGCGCGAGGATCGGCTTGATGAGCTCCGCGTTGTGCTTCGCCTGTAGTGGCCAGCCCAGGAAGATGTTCACGTGACTGACCGGGTCGGCGGTCTGGGTGGGATCGAATACCAGGTTGCGCGCCTCGATGGTCTTGCGCTGCGCATGCTCCTGCCACTTTCCGGTGAGCTCGGCGGTGTAGTCGGCGCGCACGGCACCCAGCGACATCACCTGCTGGCCGATGGCATCCCATACCGTCTCGGTACCGCGCAGGAGCGTGAGGTTGTCGAGCATCTCACCCAGCTTGCCGCCGCCGGCGCCGCCTTCAACGGCACGGCCACCCACAAGGGTGGGCAGGGAGTCCCGCAGGATAGTACGTCGCTTCGGGTCCTTCTCCCAGCTCGCGAACAATTCCTTGCCAACCCATGCCGTGAAAGCCGATTTCTTGAGCCGCTGGCGGCGCAACCCGTCCCAGACGTCGGTGGTGGGATAGACCAGGCTGAAATGCGACAGCAGCACTTCCAGAGTCGGCACGCGCATAGCCGCTGCCGTATCGTCGGCGTCGGTACTGGCAGGCGCAGGATCGATTTCCGATGACGGAGCCTCGTCGAGGTAGCTGGGCACCTCGTCCAGACGCGCTGGTGTCGGCTGCGGGGCTTCGGCAGTGCTGAGGGCGCGGGAGCGCGCGGCGTGCACCTGGTCGCGTACCACTGCCAGCGATTCGGCGAGATACAGGTCGTTGAAGTCGGACCACTTGTCATCGGCGCGTTCGACGAAGACCGGCGCAACGACCGAGGCGTTGCCAACCTCGCGCGCAGCAGCGCGAGCGCGAGAGAGGCCGGCGTTCTCGAACTTGCGGAGCGACACCTGGCGGCCTGCGCGGATATCGGCCTCGATGTAATCAGTGCCGGTGCCGTCCCTGCGCCAGGTTGCTCGCACGCGCACGATGTCGCCGCCCTTCGATTCGATCTCGTGATCCTTGCCGTCGACGACAGGCACCCATTCGGCATCGAAGTCCGCCAGCAGGGACTCGGCCAGGCGCGGCACGAGGCGCATGTCGTCGTCGGCAAGGAACAGGAGATGGGCGGCGGGGAAGTCGCGTCGCAGTTGCTTCGCCACCGCCATGAGATTGCCAGCATTGAATGCGACCATCGTCGGCGTGTCGAAGTCGGTGGCCATGCGCACGGTTTCGCACGTCGCATAGCCCTCGCCAATTTCGATGAGCGGCGTAAGGTCGCTGGCAGTGCCGAGCAGGCAGCATGCACCGACCATATCAGCGCCTATGCTGAAGCGCTTCGAGCCATCGGGTTCGATGCGCTGCAGCGCCGCCAGCGTGGCGCCCGAGCGTGTGTATTTGCGGGCCGGCACCAGCAGCTGGCCACTGGCCATGACGCGCGTTCCTTCGGTACCGACGCGCTTGCGCTCGAGGTAGGCATGCGAGGCCTCGACGGCGCCACGCCAGTCGATGCGGGCACGGTTCGCAGCCAGCTCGGCCGCGCGCGCCTTACGCTCTTCCGCCAGGCGTTGCTGCTCGGCCTGCTTGCGCTCAGCCTCGGCGCGCTCCGCCGGCGTGACGCCCTCCCAGTCAATCGTCACCGGCACCGTGTTCGGATCCTGGCCCTGCCAAATACCATAGGCACCGGTTACGACCTGACGGCCGCTGTTCAGTGTCATCTCGCGCAGTCGGTACCAAGCCTTCTTGCCGCGTCCAAAACGATGGATCTTCCCGTCGAGCAGCGGATGGCCGGCGGGCAGGCTTGGCAGGCCCGAGCCGGTCATCTGATCGATGACTTGCTCAAGCGTGGCCATGGGCAGCCCTTTCGTTCTGCAGCTCGATCAGCACGCTCTGGTAATGGCACAGGGTGCGCAGCTTCTGCTCGGCGGTCCGGTGCTTGCCGCGCGCGTGACGCCGCTCGATCGATTTCCCATTGGTATCGTGTGGACGATCTGTGGAGGTTGAAATATTCTGCGGCGGGGCGATGTTTTTCATGTATCTCTTGCTGGGTAAAGTGCGATGCGTGTGAAAAGTTGACCGCTTAACGATCAGCCATCCCTTCCACGCGCGCGCCAACGTTCTCCAACGCACGCTCGGCACGCTTGATCGCGTCACGGATCCGCACAACTTCTGGACCAGTAATGCGGCCATCGGCCAGCGCTTCGTTCACGGCCGCACCAACCTCGCCGTTGGTCTGCCAGACCAAAGTGATCATCTCCAGCACCGCCATGTCGCTCGCTTCGGCGCCCTCCTCAATCTTGACGCAGACATAGCCGTGGTTCGCGGCCAGCGCGTGCAGAATAGAGTGATTGCCCGTGATACCCATCAAACGGTCAGCCTCGTCGAGCGTCGGCTTATTCGTCGCGCTATTCGGGTTCGCCTTGTTGCGCAGGATCGCGGCCGACATGCCCATCCGTGGCGCGATCGCTTCGCAGCCGCCTGGGGCGCCGTGCACAGTCTGATGAAACGCGTCGAGATGGTTCATGCGGAATGCCCTTCAAAAAATGATTTAAAAAATAACTTTAGGAAATAGACTTCTGGAAATAAACACAACAGAGGTCCTCCTTCATGCGTGCCCGACTTGCCAAACTAGAAACCGCTCATCGCGCCCTTGCTGCTCAGCACACCGCACTCTTCGAAGTTTTCCGAGCTGTACTGCCGCTGGTCCCTGCATCTTGCGAAACCATTCAGAGCACCCTATTGAATGCTGGTGCCTACTGCGACGCTCAAATGCTCGAGGCGGAAATGGATGGCGAGTATTCCGGCATGGTTGCGAAATGGATCGAGGTGCTTACGACTGCCGTGCTTCGGCAGCGACAGACTCAGCCTCAGACAGATCTTCTTTTCGCCGCTTCATCGACGGGGTTGGACCGAACACGTCCGGTCGAGCAAGCTTCAGAAACATCAGCCGTGGTTTTGGGATCCCGCTCTCACGCCACTGCGAGACAGCGGCCATCGTGACTTCGCACAGCGCAGCAACCTTAGCTGTTCCGCCCAAGTCATCAATGATTTTTGAGGCTTCGTTATCCATTTCTCCGTTCCTTAAGGTGGCTTGACTATTATCTTAAGTTGTCTTAAGGGCGAAGTCAAGGCAACTTGAGCCACGTTTTGTTAAGCTACCTTTATGAACCTACTATCAGAGCGCCTTCGCCTAGCAATGCAAGAAGAATCGAAACGCCAAGGGCGTGAGATTCGGGCAGCGGACCTCGCGCGCGCGTCGAACAGCTCGGCTACATCGGTCAACTACTGGCTCAACGACGTCAACGGCATCGGTGCCAGCAAGGCTCGACTCTTGGGCGACTATCTGCACGTAGACCCGTTGTGGCTAGAGACTGGAGAAGGTCAAATAGAGCCATCCAAGACCACGCCAGCCTCAGCTGTAGCAGACGAAAATCCGCCCTTCCTGTTGCCGGCACAGAATGTTCAGGTTGGCGAAGAGCCCGACTCGATTCCTGTGCGCCGCGTAAATATCAAGCTGAGAGCAGGCATAGCACGTTTCGAGACCGAACCCGTCTTGGAGGAAGGCGGGGTGTTGAACGTACCGCGAACCATCATTGATCAAGCGAATTTGACGCCGCACGAATTGCTCGCGATTCGAGTGCGTGGCGAAAGCATGGAGCCCCTGCTTTTCGAGGACGATGTCATCGTCATTGACACTAGCGATAAAGTTCCGGTCAACAAAGAGCTCTATGCCTTGAATTTCGATGGCGACTGCTGCGTGAAGCAGTTGGTGAAGCGTAATGGCGACTGGTACCTTTATTCGGTAAATCCTGACTTTGGGCCGGTCAACGCACGCAGTGGCCAGATCAGCATCATCGGTCGTGTTGTCTATCAGCCTGGGCGCCTTCTGACTGGACGGATGTCTTGAGGCTTCAATGTGCGATCGTAACGGTCTTGGGCATCCGCCTTGTCGTGGCCGTTCCTCATGATTCATATATTCGTCCAGGCGTCGGTGATCTTCTTACGTTGCGTATTGCACCGCATTACCCGGCCACACCAATTATGCTGATCAACGACGACGCTTCTCTTGCATACGCCACTTTTGAAACGGCCAAAATCCTGAAAGCTCTGGACATCAGCGTGATCGACTTCGAATTGATCGATCTTGATACGCCTGTCATCGATGACGTGGACGCCCCCTTCTAGGGAGAATTGGTGAGTTTTTCAACTGTACGCTTGTCTATAATATGATTGCATTGCGGAACTATTTCAGTAGCCGCACGCTAATCGAAAGAAGGGACAAATGGCGCTTAAACCGTGTAAGGAATGCGGGCATAACGTTAGCACGAAGGCGACTTCGTGCCCTCAATGCGGAGCTCGCATAAGCAAACCCACGAGCCTTGTTACAAAAATTATCGTCGGCTTTTTTATTCTCAGCGCAGCTATAGCAGTGATTTCCCCTAAACCCGAGCCTTCGGGAGCAAAAGCTGCCAGATCAGCGCCTGACCCGAAAAAGGAAGCTGCTTTCCAACAGACTCTAGCGGTTGTCAAGTCGATCAAATCGTCACTCCGCGACCCATCATCGGTCCAATGGGAGCAGATCCTTCGAAACGATGACGCTAGCGTTGTATGTGTTGTCTATCGGGCTCGCAACGGCTTTGGTGGAATGAACGTCGAGCAGGCAGTGTACGCAAACAAGAAGATCAGCACGAGCGCATCCACCTGGAACAAACACTGTGCCGAGAAGCTTCTAACGGACGAGAGCAAAATCCGCCACGTCATCTAACAATCCCCGCCCCTCACCTACCCGCCCACGCCTTAAGCTCAGCGGGTTTCATTTTACCACGCAAGTTAAGCGATCTTAAATTATTTAGTGAAGCCAGCTTGACCATTGTCTTAAGTTGTCTTAAGATTTCTCCGTCACACTTACTAAGGACGGAGCAAATGAAGACCTTTCGCGTAGTGGTTCGCACCGCCGGTCAGCCGGCCGACCTGGACATTTCCGCTACCTGCACTGCCCACGCCGCCGAACAGGCCGCTGAGCGCTTTGCCGACCAGCCGTGCGGCATCACCGTGATCGACGAGGTGCGCTGATGGACGGACAGATCCGTCGCATCCAGCCCGAACTCGTCATCGCATCCCGGCAACCTGGGCTGCGTGTTCGGAAAACAGTCGTAAAGCGTGTTGGCGATAAGCTCGTCCGAGTGCCCGTCGACCCGAGCTACGCCACTGTCACTTCCTTGCGCAGGGCAATCCTCGACTGCGCCCTCCAGGCGACCCGCGCTGAGCCGGACGACTCCGACCGCCGCCTGCACAGCTTCATCGCGAAGCTGTCCGGAACCATGGAAGGCCTGGGCGAGCGCGAGCTGGACGTTGTGCTGTGGAACCTGATGGCGACCGAGCCTGCCCCGAGCGAGGTGATGCCATGACGCGCAAATCCACAGCCAGTCGCCTCATTCAGCAGGCCGCTGAGTTCGCACAGGAACGGAACAGCATCGACGGTCGAGCATGCGCTTTCGCCGCCTACTTGTCGGGCGCGTTGAAGATGCACGACCCGGTTCTGGCCGACATGGTTGAAGCGCTGACCGAGCCGCAGCCAGGTGATCGAAATGTGTACCTATCGGAAGGCTGACATGGGTTTCCGCTCCCTCTACCGCTATTACCGCTTCATCGGCATCCCGATGCTGGAAGCCATGACCCTCGCCTACCGCAACCGGGCGCGCTGACATGCACCGCATCTCGCCCGATCGCGCCGCCCTGGAGATCGCGCACACCAGGTTGCGCAGCAGCTGGCCGCTCGACGAGATGCTCAAGAACCCCAGCCTCCGAATCATCCTGGAGGTGGTCGCCCGCCGGCACATGCAGCGCCGAGCGAGCGTCGACGTGAAGAAGCTGCAAGCCAACGACCAAGACTAAAGGAACACGAATGGACAATCAGCACAAGAAGATCAAGGGCTATCGCGACCTCAGCCAGGCCGAGATCGACCTGATGAACGAGATCAAAGCCAAGGGCGAGGAACTGCGCGACCTGGTGAAGAAGATCGAAACGACCATCGGCCCGGCGCCGGCAGTCGAAGAAGGTGCCGCGCACGAAGCCGACAGCCCGCACTACTGGCTGCGCTACGCCGATGGCGGCTTCCGTACCGCCCTGATGTTCGCGACCCGCGCTGTCGCCCAGCCGACTTCGTACTAAGCGAGGGTCCGATGAGCAAGAAAGCATTCGCCATCTTCCTTCAAGAGCTGTGCGACGGCCGCACCCACGCCGAGCTCAGCGACCAGCTGGCCACGCTCCTCGAAAAGGTGAAGGAAACCGGCAAGGGCGGCGAACTGATCCTGAAGCTGAAGGTGAAGCCCGCAGGCCGAGGCGCCGACGTCGACAAGATCGTGATCGGCGAAAGCGTCACTCTCAAACTGCCGAACCCCGAGCGCGGCGAGGACTTCTTCTGGCTGACCGAAGACCACGACCTGTCGCGCAATCACCCCCGCCAAGGCAACTTGGAGCTCCGTGAAGCCACCCCACCCCAACCCATCACCCTGAAGGAAGCAGCGAAGTGAACGACAACAATAACGGCCTGGCCAAGGCCATCGAAGAGATCGGCGCCATGGCACTGGCGGGCGCAGCAGCCCAGGAACTCGAAGGTACCTATCACCTGGTCGTGCCTCAGGACCACAAGCACATCGACCTGACGGCTGCCATCGAAAAAGCCAGCGATTCGCCGCGCCGCAAGACCGGCACCGTGCACCTGAGCGAGATCAGCAGCTTCAACGTGTTCGTTGCCGACCAGGGCGAATCCGGCAACGTCTACATCTACGCAGACCCGGATGCGCGTACTCTGACTGCCGTGCTGAACGACCACGTGCACGGCGACGAAGAAGCCGGCTGGCGCGACCACCGCGCCATCTTCCAGGCCGAGCTGAGCCGCGAGTTCAACACCTGGATGCGCAACAACAAAGTGCCGATGGAACAGGAAGCGTTCGCCATCTTCCTCGAAGACAACATCGCTGATGTGGTCGAGCCTTCGGGCGAGACGCTGCTCCAGGTCGCGCTGACGCTGCAGGCCAAGACCGAAGTCAACTTCAGCAGCCAACGCCGCCTGGACAACGGCCAGGTCCAGCTCGCCTACAGCGAGACCATCGACGCGCGCGCTGCCGCCGGCACGATCGAGATCCCGCGCGAGTTCGCCATCGGCGCCCGCCTCTTCAAGAACGGCGAAGGCTACAAGGTGCGCGCGCGTCTGAAGTATCGCCTGGGCGGCGGCAAGGTCAAGTTCTGGTACGAGCTCGACCGCCCGGAGACCGTCATCGAGGACGCCTTCCAGGCCTACATCAACTCGGCCCGCGAGAACGGCTTCACCGTCCTCCTCGGCAAACCATAAAAGAAAGATCCTGCCATGCACAAACGAGCATTCCAACAGGGCGCGCGCATCCCCATGACGACCGAGACCTACCAGCGTTTGGCGCTCCAGCTGCGCATGGCAGGCGAAGCGCTGATCACCCACCCAACGCCGGACACCTACAACCAACTTTCCAAGCTCTTCGCCACCTTAGGCCGTGCCGGACTAGCCGGTGACGAGCTGGACCTGGGCAACGATACGCTGTCCGGCATCTGCGACCGCTTCGAGCAAGAGGGCCGCATCCAAATAACCGACGTCGAGGCCGAACACATCCGCACTGCGATCGCCGACATGGACCGGCGCCTGCCGGCCGTGGCCGTGAATCACCTGCGCCAGGCCCAATGCGAAGTCGAAGTCTACTGCGCCAGTGTCGGCGCCTGAGAGGACCACCGTGAGCGCCACCAACCTCGCCACCACCTATCTCAAGAGCCTGCGCGACCAGATTGCGGACGACGCCCAGGCGGCCAGCTACCAGTCGCTGGGCCAGTACCGCGCGGCCCTGCTCAGGCACATCCGCCTGCAGCTGACTACCCTCGACGAGGTGGTCGACCAGGAGCTGATCCCGTTGGAGCCAGCGGGCTGGCGCGCCTTCATGCAGAAGGTCTCCTCGTTCGCCAACTGCCTCGTGAAGGGCGACGTGCTGGCCGCGGAGGCGCGTGCGCTGCTGCGGAAGCGCGCTGTGTTCCGGGGCACGACACCACAAGCGCCGACGATCGACATCGTCACGAAGGAAGCGGCATGACCGCCTCACATTTCTGCTCAAGCGTGACCTGGATTGCGGTGGAAGAAAGCCTGCCAGACGACGAGACTTTGGTCCTGCTCGCGCATGACGACACTGAGGTCTGGCCTGGCTGGCGCGACGGCGAAGTCTGGCGGCACCTGGATGCAATGCCGATCACGACGGAGCGTATTACCCACTGGACGCATCTGCCTGCGGCGCCAGCGCACGGCGAGTAGAGAACTCATGATAGGAGCCTTTCTGATGGAAATGATGAACGATGAGAACGCCCTGCCGAGCGAGAAAGCTGCTGCTGTCAGCGCAGGCGAACTGACGGACGAGAAGGCCGCCGAAATCATGGTGGCGATGCGCGAACACATGCTGGCGTGGGGCCAGGCAATGGACGACGCAAAGCCGGAAGGGCATGTGCGCCTGGACATAGAGGACGACGAGGAAGAGGGCTTCCCGGCGTTCGCTGGTGAGTGCATGCGCTTCCTGGCGCCGCGCCTTGCCGAAGCCACTAGAGCAGCCCCTGTGGGCGCAGGCGTAGTGCCGGAAGGGCTGCGCGATCAGATCGGCCAGGCAATCGCGGACTATGCCGCTGAACACATGAACCCCGGCGGCCAGGTTGGAATTGACTGGTGCACCGCGAAAGACATTGATCCGCTTGCGGACAGGATCGTTGCCTTACTCCCTGCCGCCGCAGCTACCGCCCATCCTGTAGCGGCAGACGATCAGGCGCACTGCCGAGAATCGCTGCGCCGCCACGCCGCGAAGCTGGAAGCCGTGTGGGATGGAATCCGTGGCGCGGTCGAGAAGTATAGCGGCCAGCCCTGCGAAGGCGAACTGCTCGACCGCCTGGATGAGCTGCTTGCGCGCCTGTCGGCCGCCCATCCTGCCCGTACTGTAGCGGCAGACGATCAGGTGCGCGACCGGGCGCTGGAAAAAGCTGCCAGGGAAATTGACCAGCGCGCTCGCAACTGGCTGTCTTATAAGGGCGAAGCCGACATGCTAGAGCGCGGAATAGCAGCGGAAATCTGCGCGCAAGCCGTTCGCTCGTTCAAGTCTCGCACTACCGCACATGGTGGTGCGCAAGGAGAGCAGGTCGGGGCGCAGGAAGGCGGTGCGGCATGAACACGGGGCAAGGTTGCCACAACTGCGTGCACCGCCACGGCCGGGCGCGTGAATACTGGAAATGCAGCCGAACCGGCTATCACACCAGCACCGAAATGAAATTCGGCGGACGCTGCGCGCACGGCCAGGAATTGCGACTGTGGGCACCGCGCCCGACGCTGCTGGGCCGCGTCATTAGCATCGTGCGGCGGGACACACCTACTGCCCAGGGGGCGGTAGGACTATGAGCAAGCATATCGACATCATGAGAAGCGACGGCGCTGGCCGTTGGCGCAGCAGGACTGTGACTATCGGCTGCTGCCCGTTCTGCAAGACCGACGATGCTTTGTGCGTGTCCTATGTCGAGCGCGACGGTTACGCCTCATGGCTCTGGCCGCAGGCCGTGATGTGTGGCGGGTGCGGCGCATGTGGGCCGTGGGGCAATGATGATGAGGCCGCCGTAACCAAATGGAACCAGACAGCGGGCGTCGAAACCGCAGGCATCACCGAATGGAAACTGATCGAACCTGCGCCACATAACGGCACCGACGACTTTCCATTTTAGGAACAACACACGTGCTGCCGGATACGCGGCAACTCAATACATCAAGGAATTGTTGTGAATTTCACGGAAATTCCTAGAGGGCTTCACAGTATGGACATCAGTAATCAATTAGCCGAGCAGCCGAAGGAACGGTCCGGGCGCGGTCGGCGGCCGTCTGGAAAGGCACTGAGTCCAGCCGAACGCCAGGCACGCCGTCTGGCCAAGCTGGAAGCGGAAGGCAAAGGTTTGCTTCCGCCCGCGGTCGTGTCCCTGGAAGTGAAACAGGCACTGGCAAAGTTCATCCAGTTCAAGGACATGACACTGGGCGATGCGCTGGACCGCATCGTGCGCGACAGGCTGCTGAGAAAACGCTCAGGCCGCCATAAGTCACGAGCCAAGCAGCCTGCCAGCCCATCCATCGAACAGAACTAGTTTGGATTCACCGTGAAACCTCTTTATCTTGAACTCGACGCCGCCGCTCAAGCAGTCGCCCTGGCGCCGACAACCGTCCAGCGCCTGGTTCGCTCGGGCGAGTTTCCACAACCACGTCAGCTGTCCGGCCGGCGCGTAGGTTGGCTGGTGCGCGAACTTGAAGAGTGGGCGGAGGCTCGCCCGGTGTCGTCGCTGCCACCACCCGAAAACACCTCACGCCGCGCGCACTAACGGCACCACTACCTCCGCCTTTGCCAGCGCCTCGTAGTGGTTGCTGAGCGCCGTCAGCCATCGGCGCCGCTCATCATCGTAGCGATGCAGGTTGTACACCCCAACGATCCCTTTTGCCATATGCCCGAGCACAGCCTCGGCCACCTCCTCGGAACAGCCCAGCATAGCCAGCTGGGTGCGACCAGTCCGCCGTAGATCATGAACTGACCAATGCGCCACCGGCAACCGGGGGCGCACGTATTCGGGTCGCGTCTTCGAATAAGGCTGGTGCATCCAGACCATTGCGCTCACGGTCTTCTGCTCGACGTGCCCACTCTTCCCACTCGACGGGAACAGGAACCCCGACTTCACCACGTCCATGCGCCGGCGCACGATGGCCTCGGCGCGCCCGACGAGCGGCACCCGAAGATCGCCAGCGTGGTCGCGCCAACTGTTCTTCGTCTTCGCCTTCGGCACCGTCCACCACAGCCCGTCGCTCTCGTCGGTGATCTCCTCGACTTCCATGCTCAGGATCTCGCTGCCGCGTGTGCATGTCCACATATAGAGGGTCACGACATCCTCAACCAGGCGGGAGAAGTTCGGTAGCCAGCGGATCAACACACCGATCTCCTCCGCGCTGAGCGCGCGCTTGGCCGGACCGATCGATTCGCCTTCGCGCATCCGTCCTTTGCTGCGCAGTTTCCCGCGCATGATCAGGCGCCACCAGTTCGGGACGTTGGAGTCGAGTCGGCCGGCGTCGAGGCCGTAGTCCCACGCGGCGCCGAGCTCGGAGCGCAGCTTCGCTGCCTGGACCGGCGTGCCGACATACGCCTGGATGAGGTCGAACGCCTGTGCCCGCGTGACCGTTGCGGGATCGAGGTCACCGAAGTCGCCGAGCATTCTTTCGAACGTGCGGCGGGTTTCTGCCGCGCTCTTCGGGTTACGATTGACCTCCACCTGGCCTTCCAGGTAGAGGTCGCACAGCTTGCGCACGGTGAGCCGGCGTGCGGCCGCGGCCCGGGCGACTTCCTCCGCCGCGCGCTCATCCTTGCGCGCAGCACGGCGCTCCGCGGCCGGGTCGCGCCCGGCGGCGCGGATCTCCCGCAGCTTTTCCCACTCGACCGTGGCGAGGGCAAGCGACATCTTGGGCCAGGTGCCGATCTTCACCTGGCGCATGCGCTCGTCGACGGGGCTCTTGAATCGGTAGACCCAAGAGCGCGTCGAGGCAGTCGCCTCCAAACGAAGCCCCGGGCAGTCGGAAATGGTAAAGTGTTGGCCGGGCTCGAGGAGCTTGGCCGCCTTCGCATCGAATTGCAT